TTTGAGATACTTCTTTTTATTTTTCTTGTTTTGCTATAAAAGCATCAAGTTGCTGCATATCCTCCTCAAGATCTAGATCACCCCCTAGGGATAAATCTGCATCTAATGAGTTTGGATCAAAAGCAGCATCCGCATCAGTCATATCAAAAGCAGTAGAGAGCGTCATCGGAGCTTCTCCAGATGGTGCCGTGGGTGTTGCTGCTTGAGCACTACCTCCACCACCGCCAACAGCGCCCAATCCTATAGCGTCACCAAAGCCTTTTACAAATCCCTTAACCGCATCAGCTGCGTTTGATAATCCATTTTCAACTCCCTCAACTGTGGCGTGTTCTAAATTACCACTTAAAGCATCCTCATATCCATCAGAAAAGGTTTGAGCTATATCTTCAGCTGCCTTTCCAGTGATTTCTTTTGCATTGTCAAAGCCTTCAGACAATATATCTGTAAAACTCCCCTTAAATCCTTTGTCTGCGAATTCTTTTATCAGTTTCCACATAGTGGAAAAAGTATTTACCACTTGATCTATTTGCGCTTTAGCAAAAACAAAAGCAGATTTAAAAGCTGATCTAAGACCAAAGATTGCGATTCTTAAAACTTTACTAGAATTAAAAAGATCTACGAGTCTATTATAAAGACCTACCACTACTGGTAAAACTTCATTCCAGTTCTTAGATATAATAAAAGCCACTCCAGCTAGAGCAGCCGCCACCAATCCTATTGGGGATAAAATAGTCCCTAAAACAGTTAGGACAGTACCTAAAGCGGATATTAAGAAAGGTAAAGCAGCTACTAAGGCGCCAATCGCTACAGCAAACCCTTGAGTTTCTGGTGATAGGCTCATAAATGCATTAGCTAAACCTTTAATAAATCCAGCTACATTCTTAATTACTGGTAAAAAAGCATCCAACAATACAGCTCCTATGTCTGTAAATACAGATTTTAAATCATTTATAGACTTCTCTAATTGAAAAGCTTGAGTGTTTGCTAATTTACCAAAAGCTTCTCCAGTGAGTCCAGCAGTGTTATTCATGCTAGAAAAAATCTGTTCAGTAGATTCTAGACCAGCTCCCATCAAATCCATGACACCAGCCAAGGCTCTAACGTTTCCGAATACTTTACCAGCTGCCTCTTCATTAGATCCAAAGCTTGAGGTCAATGTTTTTAAAGTAGCCAAAAGACCCTCTTCACCCATCTGAGCTCTTAAACCAGATGCGCTGAGACCCAGCTCTTCTAATTGAGTTTTAGCTTGAGCACTAGGTTTTAATATTGTTGTTAATATCCCTTTTATTTGTGTTGCTGCTGAGGCTGCATCAGTTCCAGTTCTGGACATAGCGGCAAAGGCAGCACCCACCTCATTAAATCCTACTCCTAACTGACTAGCAAATGGTAGCACTGACCCCATAGACATAGCTAAGGAATCCGCCGAAAGCTTACCTTCTCTTACTGCTCCAGTTAATATGTCTGTAGCCTCTGAGGCGCTTAGGTTTTCTACGCCATAAGCATTCAAAGCAGAAGTTGCTAGATCTGAAATGGTAGCAGTATCTCCTAATCCTATCGCTGCGGCTTTTGTGGCTTGATCTAATACATTCAGAGCATCGGCTCCTCTGAGTCCAGCTGAGGTAATAAAGAATAAAGCGTCAGCTGCTTCTTTGGATGAAACTCCAGTGTTTGCAGCCATCTCTTTGACTTTCATTCCCATAGCATCAACCTCATCACCAGCGACACCTACCAGAGTTTTAATCTGAGTCATAGATTTTTCAAAATCTACAGCTGCCTTAATAGCAGCTCCACCAGCTAAAGCTAAAGGTAAAGTCAATCTAGTTTTAAGGGAATCTCCTATCCCTTTTACTGAGCTTCCAAAGGATTTTAAATTTGCTGAGGCTTTTTTAAGTGAAGTATTTAAGCCTTTAGCGTTTCCTAATATGTCAATTCTAAGTTTCTGATCTGCCATGCTACAAAATTAAGAAATAAGTTTAAGATTTTTGATTTAAGCCAGCCCTTTCAACTCTAGCCCAGAATTTTTCAAAATCCTCTCTACTTGATTTAGGTTTGATCTCTTTTACTATTTTATCTTGAGGTAATTTAATCAAATCCTCTGGCTTTTTCATTTGACTTTTTTTCTGGCAATTTACATTATGAATCATCGTTGCTAGATATCGAGTCCTTTCCCATTCTAAATTCTGTTTGATGTTGTAGGATTCGCCTAGGAGTTGATTTTCCTTCCATGTATTAAACCAAAAAAGGTCAAGGGATATTCCCACTTGACCTATATAATAATCCAGTAAATCGTCCCAGCTTACTCCTTCGGAGTTATTGGCTCCTTTGGAGCTGCCGATTTCGTTTTTTTTTCTGGATCTGGATTTCTATTTATACCCATGTTGAGATCATTTCCTAAGATCTTTGATTGCATCATAGCGTCTACTATTCCATTTAGCTCGCTTCCATCCATCTCATCAAGCCATGATCCTACTGTATAAATATTATAATCTATCTCCTTATTATTTTCTCTATCGAATGTAACAAGTCCAGAAAAGACTAAAGCTCTAATTGCTGAAAGTGAAACTCCGCCATCAAACACCTCTCCGAGTTGCTCTAATTTAACCCCTAGGACATCGCAAAACTCCGCCCAGAAATTCATATTAAAGTGCATCACTCTATCTTTACCGCCAATCTTAGCAGTATAATAGCCTCTTTTGCTATTCATTAATTATTATGAATTGGTTGAGATGGTCAATGATCCAGTTCCAGTGATAGTCCCAGAATAAGTAACTGCTGACTCCATTTCTCCACTTACTTCAACACTAGAAATAAATCCTTCGCCAGTAATTAATTGGTCTCCAGACACCGCCGTTCCAAAAGTAAAATCAACTTTACTTCTGTTATTTATTAAAGTGATAATTCCATCAACGTTATTTTTTGAGCTTCCCTCATCTGTATAATCCACTAACCCATCAAAAGAAACCTCAAAAGATCTAGTTCCAGAAATTACTTCAGAATAACCTCCAGAGTCCTTAGTTGTGGCTTCTGGCAGATCATGAGTTATAGATAATGAGCATGAAGTTGAATGCCCTAGAGGCTCTAATGTCCCTCCGTCAGCTACTAATTTCAACACTAAATCTGTTCCATTAAAAACACTACTTGCCATAATTTTTATTTTTTACAAATATATTAATTTTTTAGCTAATTAAATCCCATTGTTGATCATCTTCATTCCATTCATAAAGATTTCCATCTGTGGGATGTGATACTGGCGCCTCCCACAAACAAGTTGATTCGTTTAATGTCCAGCTATCAAATGGCTTTGGAGGAATAAATGCATCCCTAGACTCATCATAAGTATAACCAATACCAGCGTAATTTTTTCTAAAAGGCGTGCCATTATTTAAATGCACTCCGCCCCTTGTATTATATGATGTTCTTTTACATACTTGCTCCCTTATGTTTTCGTAATGGATCTCCCAGTTTGTATTTCCATCTGTTTCATCCTTGCCGACAATTACTTCGGTGACGATGTTTTGCATATTTAAAAAAGCGTAATGTCCCATAATTAATTAAATGATATTGTTCCAGTTCCTCCAGTAAAAACAGAGATTTTGTCTGATCCCTCTGTAAATGGTGATCCGCTAGCTTCTATAATTCCAGATCCTACATTAATAGAATTGCTACTTGAATATCTCAAAACGACTACTCCAGATCCTCCGCTTGCGCCGTTTACGCTAGTGAATGTGACTTGATTATAACCACTAGCTCCACCACCTCCACCAGTGTTGTCATCGGCATTGCTTGGACTTGTGTTTGTGTAGGTTGCATCAGTACCTCCTCCAAGTCCTCCAGATCCAGCATAACTAGCAATGTTACTGCGACCACCTCCACCGCCTCCACCGCCAAAATAAACATCTGATCCAGAGACTTCTCCGATAGATGCTGATGTTGCATTTGTTGAGCTAATGATAGTACTGATTAAACCATCTCCTCCGTTACCGCCAGAGGCACTCGCAGCATTTTGACCTACTTCGCTTGCGCCACCTCCTCCAGCTTGGATGTAATTTGAAGTGGCACCAGATGCGGTACCGCCAGCAAATCCTTGAATAGCTGGGGAAGTTACACGAGAACCAGCTCCTCCGCCGATAGATCCACCTCCACCAGATCCACCAGATCCTCCGCTACCGTTGGTTCCTCCACCTCCATAACCTCCTCCAGTGGATGTGATAGTTGAAAAGGTTGAATTTACGCCTACTGTGCCTTTTCTGTTACTACCAAGATCAGATCCTCCAGCACCACCACCGCCAACAGTTACGGTGTAATTTGTAGCTGATTGTAGAGATAAAGTTGATTCTAATTCTTGATCTCCTCCAGAAGTTAATTCAAATTCATTGTCGTATAAATTACTAACATCAGTTGCATCTAATAAAGACTCATATACTCTGAACTGATCTATCACTCCGTCAAGCCAACTATCATCAACATTAGTTTGACTTACCCCCATAGTTAAATTCCCATAATGAGCCGTTATCACTTGATTCATGGTGTCAGTTTGTAGACTTCCATCAACATAAATTTTTATCAATCCATTGCTATAAGTAACTACTAAATGAAAAAATTGACCAGTAGGGAAACTATTAGATGACCCTCCGAATGCGTTAGCATTGACGTAAATAGCATCACCACCAGCAGAATCCCAAGCCGCCACTCTCAATCTTTTGTCACCCAACATCTGTAAAGTAAGACCTTGTCTATCAGCTCCAGTGGATGTATTAGTTGCCCATATACCTTGGTTTGTTGTAGTGTAGCCATTGAGTTTTACCCAGCAAGAAATGCTAAAAGAATTTGATCCGATTGGGGGCTTATAATCTGTAGTTATTTTACTACTAGCCCCATTAAATTCAGCACCTTGTCCATATTTGCCAGTAACATAGTCAATATTTGAATCTACAGAGGTTATTATTCCAGCGGCATCGGTATTGTTACCATTTAATGGTAATACAGCTACAGCTGTTTTTCCAGAGGGTAAATTTGTTGAACTTGTTGTGTTGCTGGTACCATCATTATAAGAAGTTCTAACACCTCCAGCACCACCACCTCCAGCGATTTGCCTACCTCCGCCACCACCTCCAGCAACAACCAAATAATCAACATTTATAGGTACTTGTGCAAGAGCTTCGTCAGTCTCATTAGCGGCTGAGGTAGCTACCCATCCATCGGCAGTTCCAGAATAAACCAGATTGACAGCTGCATAATCATAATTTATTGTTGAATTTGATGAAGATCCATTGATCTTGTTAGACGAACTTACTATAATATTATTTGTGCTGGCAGCTCCTTTCGCATCTATAAGAGATACAGTATCCCCCACGCTAGGCGTGCTTGGCATTGTCACTCTAATTGATGACGATGATACGTTAACAAAATAACCTTCATTAGCTACGGCTGTAAAATCTGCTGTTTTTAAAGAAGATTGCCATGATACACCTCCACCGCCTCCTCCTCCAGAGGCAGTTGATGCGATTGTAATATCATCACCAGATGGGGTAATTGTAATATTTGATCCAGCCACTAACTTAACATCATCAGTAGAGCTATCGTTCCCAGTTAGCCTAATTATTGCATCATCACCAGAATCCACAGCACTAACCTCATAGGTCTGATATCTAGAATAAGCAGCGCCACCCATGTTACTATGATTGACACAGTAATAATAAAATTTTATATCAGTGGAATGTTTTGTGCCGATTTGAGTATAAGCTCCAACCGATCCAGCAGTTCCTACATAAGAAACATTTTCATTTGTAGTCCAAGCTGTTCCAGAGTTGTGAGTTCCATCTGATGTACTTGATAATTTTAATGGATGCCCAGCATTACTAGAGTCAGTTTGATTGAATCTATAAGTCGTATTTGGCAATAATGTGATATCTGTTTGTTCTTGACCATCAATGGCAAACTTATTATTTGAAGTCACAGTAACATCTAAATTCAATACAGATGAGGTTGATCCGCTTGTAATATTATTTATTTGTGTTTGAATTGAAGAATTAACTCCAGAAACATATCCGAGTTCAGCAGCTGTAACTGTTGAAACCGCTACTTTACCAGACCCATCAGAAACCATCGCCTTAGATGCTGTTAAATTAGAATCATCTATCGTGGTAGCCGCTCCAGTGATCGTAGCTTGCTTTGAATTTAACTGAGTTTGTATGTTTGAAGTAACCCCATCAGTATAGTTTAATTCAACTTTTGTAGCTGTAATACCTAGATTTGTTAAGGCTTGAGTGATTTCTCCCTCAGTGAATGACTGAGAGGAATTTACAGCTAATCTCTTAGCTAGAGCAGTGGTTATAGTTGTGCTAAATGAGGAGTCATCATTTATAGCGGCTGCCAGTTCATTTAGAGTATCTAAAGCAGTTGGAGCGCCCCCTAGTAAATCACTTATTTCATCATCTACATAATCTTTGACAGCGGCATTAGTTGGGATATTAGCATCTGTATCATTAGAACTTATACCACTACCCTCATTTGTAAGAGTCAAAACAGATCCATCCGCCATCAAAAATTGAGAGCTAGTTCCGCTTGATTTTATAAGTCTTACAGCTGTAAGATCGCCTCCAGTATTTACTGAGATATTAAGATCGTTTCCAGCTCCATCGGTTAGCTCTCTATTGGCTGCATCTGCTGCCTCATTGTCTACAGTCTTAATCAGACCTTGATAAGTATCTTTTACCTTCTTACCACTAAGATTCGCCATAAATTATTTTTTACAAAATTACAAATTTTTAATAAAAGCCTTACCCTATACTATTCCAGTTTTTATTCAAATCATCAAAATTAGAATCTATTAAGTTCCAGATTGAATTTTTATTGTTTTTAAGAATCTTTTTTCTGAACCTTCCCACAGTTGGTTTTAAAGTTCTTCCAGTTGTTATCATTGAGGAACGTGTCTGAGATAGCAAATAATATGACCTTTGGTCAATGTTATATCTGTAAAATTTCCATAGATAATTTGTCCATCCAAAAGATCATAATCTGTCAAGGTAGTGTCTCCAGCTGGGGTGTCATTTGTTGCGTCAAATGTGCATGATGTAATACATTCAATCATACAGAAAAACTCACCGCTAGGAGTTGTGAGGTTTACATCCCCTTTGATTAAAGTTCTCATTCCAAAATCTCCAAAGCTCATTCTGTGGAAATTATTAGCGCTATACAAATCCTTTGTTGCCATTTTTTATCTACGTTTTCCTTGTCCTTTATATTTCTTTTTCCAGCCTCTTTTATTTATAGAGGCGTTCTTTGAATGAACACCTTTTCTTTTTTTTCTAGGTTTTTCAAAGTTACTTATTTCTGTAATTTTCGCCCTCATGATGTTTTCCCTTTTAGCTTCTCATAAGTTCTTAATCCGCCCAGCCCTAACATACCCATAAGCACAGTAAAGAGAGGCTCAGTGTCCAGTTGAGGAAACTCAATATCTGGATATATAGTCCTAATAATGGGGAAAGCCACAAAGTGATAGGCAAAAGCCAGAGAGCAAACCCAGCCGACACTAGGGCGCCAACCAGAAACAAATAGACTCCTATGTTGGGCCTCGACTTCATTTATCTTAGTTTGTAATTCTATTATCTCTTTAGGATCAAGCTCTTTTCCTTTTATTGCTTCCCTTATTTCCCAAGCCAAACCACCCAGAGCTGACTTATCTTTGTTTCTACCTCCTAATAAACTTAATAAAGCTTTAATCATTTTTATCTATTATAATTGTAGATCCGCTTGTGTTGCTAATAGAGCCAAATGACATCTTTGTCTTTATTGGGATCGTCATCAACATGGATGAAAACCTCATGGATTCCAATTCTAGTGAGCCCAGCTCTGAGCAGCGACTGGACAATAATGAATCTAGCTCTGGATCCAAGGTATTTAATATCTGCTGCACACGCTCCTCCCTCGGTTGTGGTGAGGTGAGAGCTTTGTGGCTTTCCGCCGACTTTTGCGTTATGTTCTGGCGTTCTTGCTCCAGAGTTGATTGAGAATGGTAGACTGGCATAATGCCGAGCCAAATCAAGTTTATTGAGAAAATCACTAGACATATATTCAGCGCCACTGCCTTTCTGGTCTGGACTATCAAATTCATCAAGTTTAAAATATTTTAGTTTATCCATTACAT